AACCTATATCGCTCAGTTCCTGCTTTTGAAGGATACTCTTGGTCGTCGAATTTATCGCGATCTTGGAGAATTGGCTTCAGAGCTACGAGTTGAGTCAATTGTTCCAGTTGAAGTTATGGAAGAAGATGCTGAAATTGTTGCAATTCTTGTCAACCCGCAGGACTATGTTCTCGGTGCTGATAAGGGTGGCGCAATTTCAATGTTCGACGACTTTGACATCGACTACAACCAGCACAAGTACCTCATTGAGACCCGTTTGTGCGGAGCCCTTATTAAGATGAAGTCGGCTATTGTCGTTAAGAAAGTTGCTGGAACTAGCGTTCTTGTTAGTCCTACGGCTCCAACGTTTGTTAGCTCCACTAATACAATTACAATTCCTACTGTAACTGGTGTTGTCTATAAGCAGGGAACAGTCACTAAGACTGGTTCGTTCGTAATCACGGCAAATGCAACAATTGTTGCTACTCCGACCACTGGTTACTACTTTGCAACGAGCGAGAACGACACGTTCAACTTTACTTATAACGCTCCCTGATTTTAAGGAAAATTGATGGCTAAATTTTATGGAGAAATAGGTTACGGAAACACAATTGAAGAACCAAGTGGTTCTGGCATTTATGTTGATACTATTACTGAAATTCAATATTTTGGTGATGTTATTAAAAATATTGTTAGAAACAACAAAGGTGAAAAAATAAATAATGATATTTCCGTAAATAATTCTATAAGTATTGTTGCTGATCAACAAGCCATCCAGCATTTCTTTAAAATTAAATATGTAAGATGGGCGGGGGTTTTATGGACTATTACAGATGTAGAAGTTCGAAACCCCCGTCTAATCTTAACTTTAGGGAGTGTGTATAATGG